GGACGTGGGTTCGACTCCCACCGGCTCCATATATACTTTCTAAAGTTTTCTAAAAGTTTCTAAAACGTTGTAAAAACAACGTTTTTTGTTTTATACTTTCTATTCCTTTTTGAACCTTTTTGAAACTTGCAGACCCAAAAACAGACCCTTTTTTATCCAAAGGGTCTGTCTTTATGTTATTTGTCTAAAAATCAATATAGTTTGCAAATTTCTCACCAATATCATCCTTGGCCTCTCTGGTGATGTGAGTATAGATGTTCATGGTTGTCTTTAGGTCCGAGTGTCCAAGTCTATACTGGACCTGTTTGAGTGTCATTCCAGCTTCGAAGCATAGGCTGGCATGTGTATGTCGGAAGCCGTGGATCCTAATCGGACGCACATCCGAATCTTTGACAATTTGTTGTAGCCATTTCCGTGGTAGTGTTCCTGGTATTGGTTTTCCAAATTCATTCTCAAAGATAAAAGTAGTAGTAGGATTCATTTCTCTCCACTCTGTGAGTAGTTCACTTGTCTTTTCGTCCAAGCTTATCAATCGGTTGCTACTTTTGTTTTTTGTAGGACCGACAGATTCCCCGTCAAATCCTCTCGTAATGGCTTTGTTTATGTTCAGAGTGTTATTGGTCCAGTCTTCCCATTTGAGGGCTAAAACCTCCCCTTTTCGAGCTCCTGTAAAGGCTAGAAGACGAAAGAGGACTTTCTTTCTCAGTTCATCTGTTTTATCTACCAACTCAAGGAAAGATTTCAATTCCTCCTTGTCGTAAAAATCGCTATCTGTATCTACTTGCTTTCTGACAAGCGTCGTTACACTCTCAACCGGATTGGTTGAGATGTAGCCATGTCTGATAGCGTACTTACATATGTTATTCATCAAGCCTTTCATCTTACGTCCATAAACAAGTTTTTTTGACCATTCATTGACTTGCTCCTGAAGTTGCAGAGGAGTGAGAGTAGAAATCTTCTTATTTCCTAAAGTCGGATAGATATGATTTTTTATATTCCGTTCGGTTTTGATATAGGTGCTATCCTGTACTGTGTCAGCATATTCTTTGAGCCATTTTTCAGCGACTTCCTCGACAGTGATTTCCTCGACAGTGATTTCCTCGCTATTTTCAAGGTCAGTTCGAAGTTGGAGAAGTGCTGCTCTTGCCTTGGCTTTTGTCTGGAAGCCCTGACGTTTTACATACTTGTCCTTTCCATTTTCTTTACCAACATAGATTCTAAACTTATAGGCTGTATCGCCATTTTTCTTTTTGTAAGATTTAATTTCCATCATTCTCACCAATTAGTGAATTATACTCATCTTTGACCATTGTTTCATCAGCAATGGTCTTTAATTTGTACTTTTCCATAAATTTTACGTAATTAAAATCTCTGACATCTTCCATTAATTGTAATTCTTCTTCCAGCAAGTGGTGGATCATACTCCTATCAGCCTGCAGTTCGCAGTATTCTCTATTTAGCTCATATTGAGCAGGAGTGTGGTCTTTGTGGCCCAATTCGTGTAGGGCAACTTGCTTTTGGTCTTTTTCTGATAAATTAATATCCAGAGCGAGAACCTTTAATGCTGGATTGAAGAAGCCTGGGCTGTGCCATCCGCTCCCGTCAAAATAGCATAGACTTACACCCTCAAGGGCGCAAAGCTCTTTTACAGTCATAAATGCACCTCTATTTATTTTTTAAGTGTGCCTCCAAGACCGCTGTAATAAAATCAATATCTTCTTCAGTAAGTGGTTTACCATCGAACAACATAGATTGCGCAGCAATGTCTCGAAGGTCAAGCGGTGCAGAAGCATCACCGTTTGTCGCTATATTTGGATTATCTGTGCGTCCCAATAGGTAGTCGGTGGACACATTGAAGTAGTCAGCGATTTCTTGTAATCGTTCAGAGCTTACTTTCTGTCTTTTTAAAGAATATAGAGTATTTTTACTATATCCCAATTTTTCTTCTACTTGATTTAGAGATAAGCCCTTTTTTCGAGCTAGTTCTCTAACTTTTTCAAATGTTGGAAACATTGTATTATCAACCTTTCTGAGAGATTGACAAAAAATATTTAAATTATTTATTTAAAACTGTTGACAAAATTAAACAAATGATTTAAAATAGTTTTTGTAAGTTAATGAGTTAGTTAAAAACAAAGTAAAACTTATCTATAAATAAATAGCTTTGCCGAGCAAGAAATTTGATAGATTTCATGTTTTATCAAGGTTTTTAATTGTGCTTTCATTTTAAATTATTTGTTTAAAATTGTCAAGCGCTTTACAAAACTTTTTACTAACTCTTTAACTCTATAAAAAATAAAGGAGGAGAAACATGAGCCAACAACATCGCAAGTGGATCGAGCTTGTAAAAGATCGAATTGAAAAACGTGGATGGTCACAGACAGACTTGGCCATTGTTGTAGGTGTTAGTCCATCAGCTATCACACAACTTTTCAAAGATGGAAAAGGTAGTGATGACTTGAAGCTTCGTATTAACAAGAAGTTGCGAATCAACGAGTCCTGGGAAAAATTTGAGGAGTAGGAGAAATTATGAATGAACTAGAAAGAACAGCCCTCAATGAAATACTGAGGACCGTGACATATATTGCAGAAAAGTTGGATGAGTTGGATATTAAGGTTTCTCAATTAGAAGAAGTGAAGGACAATGCTTCATCAGCGTCGTAATCTGCTGCGATAAATTGAGCTGTTGAGAGAATGAATTTCTTTAAATCTTGGATATCTTTGTCGTCATGTCTGCGGACATAATGAGTCTCATCATTACCGATCCAGGCAACAGATTTTGCCAAGGCTTGAATTTTTGGAAAATCGTTTAAGTATGTAGCAATTACTTGCCCAAGCATAATTGTTTTGATTTTTTCTTCGTCGTCTTTATTTTTAGATATTGCGTAATCTTTTATGAGAAATTCTGCCGCTTTACGATAGCCGACGCCTGCAATTTGATTCAATGCCTCAGATTCAGCGACGGTTGCTTGGGAATAGATTTCGACAAAAACAGGAGAAACTTTTTCTATATTTTCAGGGAGTTTTACTTTGATAGGTGGACGGTAGCTGTATTTAGCAATTGAACAAAGTTTAGATGTAGATGTGAAAATATACTCGACAGCAAAGTATTTTTTACAAGCTGAGCGTGAGCAACGAAAAGTAACAACAAAGCGAGCATCTCCACTAGAGAAACTGTCCTCGCTATCTGAAACGTATATTATTTCAGGCGAGATATTTTTTCCACAATGTGGACAATATTCAGGGTATTCAAATTTTACTGTCTGGTGACCTGCACCATGGAACGAAACGCTAGCCGTTTTCATATTTTATCTCCAATCGATTTATTATCCTTATTATATCAAATTTAGAAAGGAAAAAGCGTGTGAACGAAATTACTTTATCAAATAATCTATCTCAGATAGAACTGGAAATCAGCCACCACAAGCAAATAGCTGGCCAGTCGATTTGGGAAATTGGCAGACGATTAAATCATGTAAAGGAAAATGATCTGACCCATGGTGAATTCATGGAATGGTTGAATAAGATCAATCTTAAACGGTCAGAGGCGAACAGAATGATGAAAGTTGCAAAAGAACTTCCAAATTACCCAACGTTGGGTAATTTAGGAACCACAGCACTTTACCTCATCGCAACTCTTCCAGACGAAGATAAAGAGGAGCAGATCCAACGCATCGAAGATGGCGACAATCCGACGGTACGAGAACTGAAGGAAGTCAAGAAGAAACTCAACCTCAGCAAGCTAGTGAACGAACGCCTACGGGCTGAGAACGAGAAAATCAAGTCTTCCAAGATCGAAGTTAAGGAAAAGATCAAGGAAGTCATCCCGGACGATTACAAAGCCACACAGGACCTAAACAAGCAATTGCTAGAAAAGAATAAGGAACTATCCAAAACCGTTAAGGCAATGGAAGAACGCTCCGAATTCATCGAAAAGCAACTTGCTGACACACTGGCCCAGCGTGAAGAGGTCGATAAGAAATCTTCTCAGTACGATGAATTGACACGAGCGATTGAAGAATCACAAGGGCAACTCAATAGTGTACAGAAGCAAATCTCAGCCTACAAGAACATCACAAGCCTATTGCAGAAGGGTAATGACTTTTTAGCAAGTATGGGCGGTCTAATCTACGCAGACGAAGAGAAAGTTCTGAAAGCAGACGGAATCATCCGAAATGAATTTGATAGTTTTATCAGCCGAGGTCTTCGATTTTTTAACGACCTAAACGATATCCGCAAAGAAAGCAACATTTTAGAAGGAGAATTTGAATAATGAATGAAGTGATAATTCAACCTACCGAGTTAGTGGTAGAAGACGCAATGATCCATGCGCTCCAGGAATTAAAAAAGCTGAAAGAAGGCCAGTCCATCTTATCAGCCGATGTTGATTATCTGAAGAATGAGCAACCGGTCAACCCTTCGGTTTGTCTAGCATTGGAAAAAATGCGTAAGAAAAAAGTCGTGGCATTGCTAGGTGGTAAAGATAGCCAGGCATACCGTGACCGACATTTTGCACAATCTGTATTTTCTCAGGCTGCTAAAGATTTCAAGGATTACTTCCGTATTCCACGCTATGATTTGTTGAAGCGCAAGGACGAGGAAAAAGCTTTCGACTATTGGGATAGTTGGGAGCCATCAGCAAATACTAAGCTAGAAATCAAAGCCCGGAACGGACAGATGAGTTTGGTGGGGTGAGGAGGATAAATGAGCGAACCTTTAAAAAAGACATTGCAAATCGAAAATCTAGAAATTAAGATCAGCAATGATTCTAGCATACCTCACGTTATTTTAAATGGAGTTGATTTTCAAGCTGAAGATATCGGTTTACAAGCATTATATATTTTTTATAGCACAGGAAAGAACAAAAATGGCAGAACTGTGATGCAAGTCGAATTCATTAATGGTCGGGAACTTCCTCGAGAGACATCAATATATCAGAAAAATTACTAAAGGGGATTAAAATGGCACAATATCCTATTTTAAATCACATAGCAGAGACACACAACGAAATCTATATAAGTAAGTTATTCGAAGAACTTGTAACTCTCAACATCAAAGCCATGGAAGAAGCCCAAAGAAGAGCCAATAGGCAAATCACATGGGTACCTATTAAGGCACTACAAGAAGCTACCGGATGGGGACGAACCAAACTAGAAGAGTGGAGAGACCAAGGGAAGTTTCAATTTCAACAGTCCGGAAAGGGTGGGAAGTATCTCTACAATTTGGAAGATGTTCAGCGATTCTGTCGAACACTACAAAAATAAAAAGCACCCTTTGAAAAAGGCGCTTTGAAAGAACTATAACTTAATTATAACATAGGAATTATTTTTAGAAAAGAATATTGGAGGAATTAACATGTTAGCAGAAATCTTAGTCGGAGTATTAATCATCGTGGTCCTATTTCAAATGATCATCATCAGTTCAATTAGTGAACGATGCAAGGAATCAAAACGAGAACTAAAGAAGATGATCGCTGAACAACAACGTATTCAAGAAGCACGAGAAGCAATGCGTTTCGGATATCGTAGATAGGAGCTAGTTATGGCAGAAAATAACACAATCCTGCCTCACGATATTCTTGCTGAACAAGCAGTAATCGGATCAGTATTTGTCGATCCAGATAAGATCCTCATTGCTTCTGAATACCTCACAAAAGAAAGTTTTTACAAACTATCACATGGCATCGTCTTTGAAATCATGGAAGGTCTTGCAGACAAGGGCGAACCAATTGACCCCGTATCAGTTAAATCAGCGCTTGACTCGATAGGCGAATTTGATCGAATCGGTGGGATGGCATTTTTAGCAAGTCTCATCAATGCTGTACCAACCAGTGCTCACATTGAGCATTATGCCAAGGTTGTAGCCGAAAAAGCGAGAGCACGAAAGGTTATCGAAGATCTCAATCAAACGATAGCTAACGTATATGATGGCCAATCAGATCTAAATGACATACTTGTCCAGACCGAGCAAGCTTTATCAAATATAGCAAATAACAAGCAGACTGGATTTCGTCCAATCATCGATGTTATCGATTCTACGCAGTCAATTATTGATGAGCGCTCGCAACGTTTAGGTGATGTAACAGGGACACCAACAGGCTTCACAGATTTTGACAATATCACTACCGGTCTACACACTGACAATCTGATTATTCTTGCAGCACGGCCAGCGATGGGAAAAACAGCTTTTGCTCTAAATATCGCCCAAAACGTGGCAATAAGAGCAGGAAAACCAGTGGCAATTTTCTCTCTTGAAATGGGGGCTGAAAGTCTTGTAGAGCGCATGCTGTCTTCTGAAGGACTGATTCCGTCATACCATGTAAGAACAGGTAATCTTTCAGAAAGTGAATGGCGCAGGATGATCTTGGCACAAGAGCAACTCGCAAAAGGAAAAATCTATATTGACGATACAGCAGGAATTCAAATCGCTGAGATTCGATCCAGAGCCAAGCGATTATCTCAAGAAACTGGCGGTCTTGGATTGATTGTAATCGACTATCTTCAGCTAATTACTGGTAGAGGTCGAGAAAATCGACAACAGGAGGTGTCTGAGATTTCTAGACAGTTGAAGATATTAGCAAAGGAATTGAAAGTTCCAGTAATTGCATTGAGCCAGCTATCTCGTGGGGTTGAACAGCGAAACGACAAAAGACCCGTTCTCTCAGATTTGAGAGAGTCAGGGTCGATTGAGCAAGATGCTGACATAGTAGCATTTCTCTATCGAGAAGCTTATTACAATCGTGAAGAGCAGGAAGAACCTGATAATGTTACAGAATTGATCCTTGAAAAAAATAGACATGGCAGTTTAGGAACAGTCAAACTATTCTTTCACAAGGAATATGCGAAATTTTCAAATAAGGAGGCCTGATGAATGGTAACTGAGAATCGGAGGTACTATTGGCTACAATTGAAAGACGATTTTTTTAACTCGAAGGAAATGAAGCTCATGAGGAAGCTTCCAGGTGGGGAAGAAATCACAATCATCTACCTGAAAATGATGCTTGCAAGTTTAGCAGAACAAGGGAAGTTATATTTCGAGGGTCTAGCAGAAGATCTAGCTGAAGAACTTTCTCTTTTAATAGACGAAGATCCAGAAGCGATCAGATTAACACTAATGTTTTTAACAAAGAAAAAACTATTGACTACATCAGACAATTATCAATTTAACCTTGAACAAGTTCCCGAAATGGTAGGAAGCGAAACAGCAAGCACCCGTAGGTCTCGCAAGCATCGAGAGAATCAAAAAGCGTTGCAATGCAACACCGATGCAACAAAAGGCAACGGAGATATAGATATAGATATAGATATAGATAAGGAGCAAAAAGCTCAATCTGATGTCTATGATGAAATTATCAAATATCTAAATGACAAAACAGGATCTCATTTTAAACCTACTAGCAAATCCACTCAAAGATTAATTAATGGTCGTTTAAGTGAGAATTACTCAATAGATGATTTTAAACATGTTATTGATGTAAAAACTCTTGAGTGGAAGAATGATTCCAAAATGTCCAAGTATTTAACTCCAGATACATTGTTTAATGCAAGTAAGTTTGAAAAATACTTAAATCAGAAGATGCCTTCGAGTGCATCAACTCACCAGCAAGACGAAAGGTTAGGGTTTTAATGCATCAGGATTATGAAGTAGGTTCAACTAGTGAACCAAAAATATGTAATAAGCACGGATCCAAGATGATCACTGCAAAAGTCATGATTGATGGATTCCAGAAATCGCTTGACATTTGTCCAGAATGCGAAAAAGAAGAAATCAATAAATTTCAGGAACACTTAAAGCAAGAAGCAGCTATCCAGTCCATTCTGGCGAATACATACAAAGTATTTGATCGTGAGAGCATCTATTCCAAGGAGTTGGAAGATAAAACACTTGATAATTACGATGCTGGAAATAAGCGGTGTGAACAAGCTTTGAACTTCTCAAAAAGGATATTGCGAGATTATCTGAAGTACGAAACAGGAAATGTGATCTTAAGCGGTCCTCCAGGAGTTGGCAAAAGCCATTTATCCATTGGAATAGCTAAAGCATTAAATGAAAAATTTAAAGAATGCAAGCAACCAAAGAGTGTGCTATTCATTTCGACTTCTGCGCTCTTTTCAAAAATTGAAGAAAGTTTCAATAATCGAGGAGACTTTACAGAAAGTTATGCTGTGAATCTACTGAGCAATGTTGATTTTCTTTTCTTTGATGATTTAGGGAAAGAGAGCAGTATGAGTGGGAACCTCAAAGAAGCAAATGAGTGGAGACAACGAGTACTGTTTAAAATCTTAGACAATCGTCAAACAACATTTTTTAACACAAACTTATCGAGCAACGATATTAAAACAATTTACAACAGGGCCCTTGCTGACCGGATCTTCAAGGGCGCAAGCAAACATATTTTTAAATTCCCAGAGAATACAGAAAGCAGGAGATATTGATGAAAAATAAACAACTAAAAGATTTAATTACAAAAGTTCAGCGCTGGTTTTATGACAGAAACCTCCAAACTCAAGATCCAAATAAGCATTTTTTGAAATTGTATGAGGAGATCGGAGAGCTGTCACGAGGACTAGCAGAGAATGATGAGGCTGTCACGAAAGATAGCATCGGAGATATCACTGTTGTATTGATTGGATTGACTTTGCAGTTAGGAATCAAGACAGAAGAGATTTTTCCAGAAGATAATAAATTTGTATTTTTACAGTCTACGAAATCAGAAGATTACTTTGTAATAATGATGGACCAATCATTGGCTGCATACTTCAACCGACAATCATACCAGTTGAAGAATGTTGTTTATGAGTTGATGCGAATTGCAGCACTGCTAAATCATGATTTTGTTGAATGCCTGAACATCGCTTATGAAGAAATCAAAGATCGAACAGGAAAACTAGTGGATGGTGTTTGGATCAAGGAGGAACGATTAAAATGACAGAAGAAATTTTAAATAATGGATTTGATAAAGTAAACAAACCTAATCATTATTGCGGTAGATATGGAATGGAATCAATTGATATTATTCGCAATTTTGCAGGAAGCCCAGAAGAAACCCAAGGCTTTTATTGGGGGAATGTCATCAAGTATCTTTGTCGCTATCGAAAGAAGAACGGATTGGAAGATCTAAATAAGGCAAAGAAGTATTTAGACTGGCTCATTGAAGATCTGAAGCGTGAGGATCTCGAAAAGACAGCGATTATTAAGCAGGAGTAAAAAAGTATGAGGGATTACACGAAAAATCAGATGGATCATTTTCGCCAACAATTGCAATTGCTGATTCTTGGTAAAGGATTAACACGCAAAGAGCTATCAAGAAAGCTGAATAGAAATCAAAATACAATTCAGCAATGGATCACTAAAGATAATATAAAACCAGCTTATGTTCAAGAATTGTGCAAATTCTTTAACATTGATGAAAAGTCATTGATGGGAGATCCAGAAGAATTGACAGATTATAGATTCTACGATCAAGGGAAATATATCTGTACAGCTCCACTCAAAGAACTAAGCAAGATCACTGGCAAAGATGTGTCAATGCTCAAGTATTATATACACTTGAATGAACAAGGTAGAGAAGCTGGGCAATATAGAATAGAAAGGGTCATTGAAGATGAAAAGTAAGATTAAATGGTTAATCATCAACTTGATTTCATTGGCTGTTATTTCACTAGTCATTGCTATCAATCTCAACACTAGATTGGTTGAACAGGAAAAAACAATCAAGGATATGCAGTGGACTATTCAAGAGCATGAATTAAGTATTCAGCGCTTTGCTGAACAAAATACCGCACAAGAGGTAATCCTAAACAAATTAAATCGGGAGTACCAAATCCAGGAACGAAAGAAAGCAGAAGCAGTTAAGGAAGCTGCCGAAATGAATAATGTCGGAGGATAATAATGATCAACAATGTTACCCTTATTGGTCGGTTAACCAGAGATGCAGAGCTACGCTATACACCGAGCAACATCGCAACCGCTCAATTCAATATTGCATGCAATCGAAATTTTAAAAATACAAATGGCGAATATGATGCAGATTTCATCAACTGTGTGATGTGGAGAGAGCAAGCAGAAAGATTTTGTAATTGGACCAAAAAAGGGATGCTGGTCGGAATTACGGGAAGAATTCAGACTCGAAGCTATGAAGGAAATGACGGAAAACGTGTATATGTGACTGAAGTTGTTGCAGAAAACTTCCAAGTTTTGGAAAAGCGTGACAACACTGCCAACCAGAACAGTATGACTCAACAGATGCCACCTAACTATGCAAATCCGATGGACATTGATGAAAGTGATTTGCCATTTTAAGAACAAAAGGAGAAAAAACAATAGCATTTACTTTAAAGAAAGAAGTTGAGGAGGTAAAGGGATGAATAGGATTAGAGAGTTACGGAAAGATAAAAATATAATTCAAGAATATTTAGCGCAACAATTAGGTGTAGCAAACTTGATTATCTCAAAATGGGAAAGAGGGATACATCAAATAAAATCTGATAACTTGCTACGTAATATAGATAAACTGACTTCCCAAAATTTGAGCGATATTAAAAGAGAGGCCAGAAATTTATATGAAAGCCTAGTGCGGTTGCAATGTGAGGCAGAAAGGATAGAAACATGGAAAAAGAGTTAAAAAACCACTCAACAGGGAACCGTATTAAAGAGCTTAGAAAAGCTAATAAGTTGACTCACAAAGAGTTAGCGGGAAAATTAGGGATTTCCACTAGAACTCTTCAAATGTGGGAAAGTGGAAAAAATCTTTCTTTTATTCCTAAAATGTCAAAATTGGCCGATTTCTTTGGCGTATCAATCACTGACCTTTTTGACCTTCCTGGACCCAAAGGGATGGATAAAATTAAAGAGTCGGAAGGACTCAAAAAAATCAAAATTGTTTTTTCAAATTCACAAGAAACTGAATTCTTGGTGAACGATCTCACCCAAGATGAACTGACAGGAATCTTCAGTCAGTTTTACGATGGAAGATTGATGGTAATTCGAAATTTTTATGCAAACCCAAAAAACGTCAACTATATTATTGTTGATGATTTTGAAGAATACAATGAGGAGGTGGAAGAATGAATAAACAAGAGTTGATTGAACAGATAAAAGGTTTAAAGAATCTTTTCGGTAACAAGGCAGAATATATTGAGATAGACGCAGCAATTAAACTTATTGAACAACTAGACGAACCGCAGAAAGTCCAAGTCCCGCAATTTGTGGCGGATTGGTATGAAGCTAACAAAGATGATTTTGAAACCAATCTATTCAGAGCTGTCGATTTAATCCCTAGTGACTACGAAGAAGGCGATTTGAGCGAATTTGAAGAATGGTTAGTAGATGACCACACAGAACCTTTCCAAACGCTTGTTAATATGCACCAATTCGGTTACGAGGTCAAGAAAGAAAGGCGGTATACAGTAAAAATGAGAACAACAAAGCAACCGCTATTTTATAACAGTCTGGAAAAGAGACTATTCTTTTCTTTGGGAAAATTAGCTACTCAATTCACCTTCAAACAACTAGAAGAGGCTGGATTTAGGGAAGTATTTAATAGCCCGTTGTTTGAAGTTGAGGAGGTGGAAGGATGAAAAAGCAGGAATTAATTAAAAAGTACGAGGATCTTTTTGAAAAGCTTTATGCTTTTCCAATCGTTACGATCAACGGAGTTATAGAAGACTTTAAGCAGTTAGATGAACCACAGAAAGTAATGATCCCACGTTTTATTGCCGACTGGATCGTGCAAGCAAAAGAAGACGGGTATAACATCGCTGGTGCGATCAACGAAGCACCAAGAGGTACGATTGATGATTGGCTTGAATTAGAAAACGTGGATATATTCGCAGAAGCTTGGGTCAATGGTTACACAGTCGAAAAAGAGAAACGGTATATCGTGAAGGTGAAGGGCATAAGTGTTGTTAATGGGTGTTTGAAATGCGATGTGGATAACTCTAAATGGTTTTTCAGCGGGCCTGAAGAATCCGACCGTTATCGTGCAAAACACACCATCAAAGAACTTGATAAAGCTGGGTTTGGCTGGGTGTTTGATTGTACAGGAATTGAGATTGAGGAGGCAGCGGAATGACATTAGAACAGTTTCTTAGCTCTCTATCAATACTTATGTGGACATCATACTGGTCAGTAATTTTTTATAAGTTCTTTAAAAAAGATAAAGATTGAGAGGTAGAAAGATGAGACCAAACAGATATCCCTACACTAAAAGTCAGTGGGAAGAGGCAACGACGGCGGTTTATTCGTATAACAACGGAGAATATGAACTGTTTAGATATCTTGAAAACAAATTCACAGGAGAAAGAGTAGAGGTGGAATAATGGGATTTATTAGTTGGTTAACTTTGTTATTAATAACTTTGAAATTGTTAGGTGTAATCTCTTGGAGCTGGATTTATGTCTTTATGCCTGCAATAGCTGACCTAGTAATTTCTATTTTGATTTTAGTGGTAGCTAAAATGATATGGGATAAGTAGTATTTGATGTGAGAAAGTGAGGAAAAAATGGTTACTGCAAAAAGAACATCAGACATAACTGTGGCACTTTATAAATGGAATAAATTGACAACCAGAGATATCTATGAAGACGAAAAAGAAATATTTGGCGATGGATTCGATTTTGTTTGGGAAGGTAAAACTCCAGAAATTGACGAGAAAGTTCTTGTATATAATCCAAAGACACAAGAGATAACCACTGACATCTGGATTGATTTCGGGAACGGTATTGGATTTGAAAACATTTACGAAGATACGGTATTCTGGATGAGTTATCCAAAACCACCAAAGGGGATGGAAAAATGAATAAACAAGAGCTGATTGAGAAATATGAAGATAAGTTGAAAGATATCCAATTAAAATTTGGAGCAAATTTCAAAACCAAAGTCTATGAGGGTCTTGTGGAAGATTTACGACAACTAGACGAACCGAAAGTAACAATCCCGCAGTTTGTAGCTGATTGGATTGAGGAAGGAAAAAAACATTGTAAAGATGTGTCTGATTTATTCGATTTTGATTTTACAAATAAAGAAGTCGGTAACTGGTTTTTGCAAGAAAAGCCATTTGACTTAGTCGCCCGAGCATGGCTTGACGGCTACGAGATTGAGAAAGAAAAGCGGTATCTTGTGAAAGCCAAAGGAGTGTACCTTAATAGCTGCCTAGTTTTTGAAAAGAAAAACAAAAAGTGGTTTTTCTCTTCGATCTATGAAATAGATCATCAAAGAGGGTACCACACTCGCAAAGAACTTGAAGAGGCCGATTTTGGATGGATGTTTGACTGTCCCGGGATTGAGATCGAGGAGGTGAAGGGATAATGCCAAATTGGGCCGAAGGATCTCTTAAATTAAGAGGAAGAAGCGAAAATATTGCATCAGCATTGAAAGAAATGCTATTAAACGACACTGCGACACTAGAAGATAAATGGGATGGTGCTCTACTTATATTCAACAACACAGTTCCCTATTTTTACATCGATGGAACAAGACGAGCGTTTATTGATAAAAAACAAATAGAAGTTTGGTTTGAAGGAGAATTTTGCACCGTTGAACTGGATGATTTCAAGCAAGCATGGAGTGCTATTCCAGAAAATTATCAAGAAATTTCAAGTAAGTTTGATGTTGATATTAAAATTTTTACGTTTGAGAAAGGCATGGAATTTACACAGGAAATTGAAATTTCCAAAGGTAAAATTATCAAAAACGTTTGTAATGAATATGATGATTATCAGTGGGAAGTTCCATTTAGCGATTTAGGAGGTTGAGGGATGAAACAACCTGAACGATACCCATCTAGATATTTTATTCCTGAACTTATTGAAGATGAAGATATTATCTTCAATAAAGACAGTGAATATCACAAGCAGCAGAAGAAGGAAAGAAAGAACCCTATTTTTAAAAGGAATAAGTCCAAAAAAAGATGGGCGCTATAAAATATTGAAGTAGGGGAAGAGGTAGAAATATGATAAAAAAATTATTGATCACAGTTTTTGTTTGTTTGTCTTTTATTACACTATCGGGGTGTGGAAATAAAGATATTCTTGGAACAACTTTTACTTTCAAATACGCAAAAATCAGACTAGTTGACGGACGAATTGTCGAAGGTGAAGTAAAGCAATGGGCAAAATATGACAACCAAGATAGCATTCGTGTAACTTTTGAAAATGGCGAGGAATATTACACTCACTCAAGCAACGTAACACTGTATAACAAATAGATGGGAATTAACATGGACCTACAAAACTTTATCTATTTACTATTCGCAGCAGTCTGGCTCTCTGGGTTGATCTGGGCTGGTATGATTGCTTTTAAAAACAGGGAGGGTAAATGAAATTATATGTAGTTAGAAAGTATCATGGTCATTCGAGCTGGCAGGACCCGAAACATTCAGCAAAATATATTGAGAAAGAATTTGAAAATAGACATGACGCACTTGCTTACCGTGAGAGTTTAGGTTTACAAGGAATTGTTGAAGTCTACGTCAAAGAGGCAAATGAATGAATTTAAGAAGTAGATATGGATATTTAATCCTAGCATTGAAGCAGTATCCATTCGAGAAAGAAATCAAGGAACGAATCGAAGAAATTGAAGTACCTTGGAAACCAACAGATCCAAACACAGGGATCAAGAGTAATAAGGTAATGACTCCGAAAGTCCTGGCCGATATCATCAAAAAAGAATCGGATCCAGAACTGCATCGTCTCGAATTACTTCGAGAAGCAATCAGCACTATCAAAATTCTGACACCAGAGAAACAATGGGCTGCAATTAAAGAAGTATACATTGATGGAACTCTAACTGTAGAAGGAGCATCAATCAAATACTTGCACTGTAGTAAGTCTCTTGCCTACAAGGAAGTGATCGAGCCATTCTTTAGTGGGCTTGAAAAGAAAATCTATGAATTGTCTGTGAACACTAAGATTAATATTAATTTGGAAAAAAGTTAAAAATACAGTCTAAAGTGTGGAAAAAATTTAAAAATAAGGTGGTAAAATTATATCATCAGGTAAAACTGAACCGATGGATCCTTATGAAACGGGTTAGGAGTTAGCTCAGTTGGTAGAGCGGTCGGGTTATGACCAGCGTGTCACAGGTTCAAATCCTGTACTCCTAATATCAGTCAAGTCAGCACAAGCTGGCTTTTTATTTTACCTTGGAAGGGGGTGAGTCGATGAACATCGTGGATCCAATTAGGGATAAGGATGACATCCAAGCCATGAAGGAATATCTGCGAGAATGGAATGAGCGGAACTATTTGCTCTTTTTATTTGGCATTAATTCCGGATTGCGAGTGGGCGACATTCTTCGAATACGAGTAAAGGATGTGCAAGGTTGGTATATCAAAATAAAAGAGCAGAAGACTGGCAAAAGGAAACAGCTCAAGATGACAAAGACTCTTAAAAAGGAAGTCAGAGAGTACATCAAAGATATGCCACTGCATCATTATTTATTTCAGAGTCGTATTGGAAAAAACAAACCATTGGACAGGCGGACAGTTGATTGGATATTGAAGACCGCAGCTATCGAGTGTGGAATTGAGAATATTGGAACCCACTCGATGAGAAAAACATTCGGGTACCATTACTATAAAAAGACTAAAGACGTGGCAATGCTCATGGATCTATTTAATCATTCATCTCCTGCGATCACGCTGAGATATATTGGGATTAGACAGGATCAACGAGATAAGGCCATGTCTAATTTTGATTTATAGTTATCAATTAGACACAACGAGTAAAACGCTAATTAGTTTTATTAGTTACCTGCTATTCATTTATTTTACTGGCTTTTTAAAGTCAGTGTGAATCAGACAGAATATAAGATATGTCTAATTCAAGAGAGAAAAACAACATAGTTTTCAGAAATAATATAATGAATTTCAGAAATAGATAATTGAAAGTATGAAATGTTACAGAGGATTTAAGAATTGAAAGTGGATGTTTCGACAAGAGAAAGTCGCAGAGAGTTTTATCTTTCGAGATCATGGAGACAATTAAGACTCGAAGCAATGAGTCGAGATCACTTTGAATGTGTCTGGTGTCGAGATGAGGGGAAGGTAACGACAGATAATCTCGAAGTCGATCACATCAAGGAGCTAGAATATTATCCAGAGTTTGCTCTAGATATCGACAATCTTCGCACTCTGTGTAAAGAGTGTCATAACAAGCGACATCATCGCTTTCAATTTCGCAAATCATCCAAATTGCAAAATAAAAATTTTCGTTCGGACGAATGGTGGGGATGAAAATTTAAAATTTTGAAAAATTCAAAGACCCCCCGGTCGAAAAAAATCGAAAAAAATCGGTCTCTGGGAACCGGTGGGAGGGGTCGATTGTCCAAATGCAAAGCACTATTTTTTAAGGGGGAGGGGGCTCATGGAAGAATACTCAGAAAAAAATATAAAAGAATTGGAAAACCAGTTACTTTCCAAAATCGGGAATTTCAGCACACGAAAGAAAGATGCGATTCAGTACGAGAAAGTTCATCGCTATCTCTATCTGGTCCGTCTATTGTATGAGTTGAAAGAACGTCTCAAACAAGATGGATTAGTCATCACCGTACACAACGGCCAACAAAGATTTCAAAAAGCGAACTCGTTGATCAAAGAAATCAATACAACCAGCAATCAGCTACTAGCAATTGAGCGATCATTTGATTTTGAAGTTGAAAATTCACCAGTCGAGAAGAAACCACCATCAGACGGAAGTGATCTATTGTGATTTCTCACCCTTTGATTGATGAATACATCGAACTTGCTGAATCAGGAAAAATCAAAGTCAACAAAGAACGCTCACTCTTATTCAAGATCATCAAAGAAAAAATCTATCCGAGGGATGATTTATATTTTGACAATATTTTGATAGAAAAATATATTCAGTTCACTGAGAAGAATTTCTTCCCACTGGCTAAATATCAAAAATTCATCACGCCATTTATTTTTCTTTTTAGGAAAGAAGATGGTGAACCTCAATTTGATGAAATATTATTGACTCTGTCCCGTGGGGGAGGGAAGAATGGTTTCATGTCAAGTCGATCCGCTTTCTTTATCAGCCCTCTCTATCCTGTCAGAGATTACGATGTGACTATCACAGCCAACTCTGAAAAACAAGGGAAGGTCTCATTCGAGGAAGTTTATGAAACTGTCCAGCGAAGAGGACTGGAAGACCATTACTATTTGACAAAGATGTCTATTACAGGCCGAGGAAATAACTCGGTCTTTTCTTATCGAACAAACAATCCGAAGACAATGGACTCAGCTCGTGATGGTTGTCTTGAATTTGATGAAATTCACCAGTTCGAGAATGATTCTGCGGTTAAAATCCAGCGGTCAGGACTTGGTAAGATTGCCCATGCTCGTACCTTCTATAACGGTACCAATGGGTATGTCCGTGAAGGGTTCTACGACAAACTGATTGAGAAGTCGATGAAGATCTTGAATGGTGAACTTGATGAGTTTCGCTTATTTCCTTTTATCTGCAAGTTAGATGATCCGGAAGAAGTGGATGATATGAGCAACTGGCCAAAAGCGAATCCTATGCTTGACGAAACAACTCCCTACGCCAAACGTCTATTAGCTAGAACGAAAGCTGACTATGATGATTTGAAATTGGAACCATCAGGCAGACAGGAATTTATGACCAAGCGGATGAATCTGCCGGAAGCCGACATTGAAAAAGATGTGACCACTCGTGAAAAGTTAATGGCTGCATTGCGAAGCCCTGGCATAGATCTCTCAGGAAGATCTTGTGTTGCTGGTTTTGACTACGCAAGCATCAGAGACTTTGCCAGTGTTGGACTGCTATTTAAAAACGGTGATGAGTTTATCTGGAAGCAACACAGTTTTGCAAGAAAGCAATTTTTGGATATGTTTAAGATCAAGGCTCCAATCCGTGAATGGCAGGAGCAAGGGCTCTTTACTATCGTAGACGGTCCAAGTATAGATCCAAGATTACTTGTTGATAAATTAATCCAGTGGCGGAAGCTCTACAATATCGAAATTGTCTGCGCTGATGGATTTAGGATGGACCTGCTGAAACCATTGCTGGAAGAAGCTGATTTTGAGTATGAATTTTTGCGAAATCCAGGAGCGATACAGTCGAAGGTAGCTCCAATTATTGAAGATGGATTTGCAAACGAAAGATTCATTTTTGAAAACGACAAATCAATGCTCTGGTATACCGATAATACCTTTGTCAAAGAAGACAAAGACGGGAACAAGAGATTTTTGAAAAAGGAACCGTTGAGACGAAAGACTGACGGCTTCCATGCCTTTATTGCTGCTCTCTACAAGAGAGAAACTATTCAAGAGAGTACTGTTGGAGACTTTCTTGACGTGATCGAAGATTGGGAATTTTAGAAAGAACAACAAAATGAACAAACGAATGAAGAAAAAACAACAACTTGAACAAAAGATTCAAGGGCTTGAATGCGAGCTTGCTGTAGTGAGCAAAGAAAACATGGAATTGCTGAACAAGATTGGTTCAATCACTGCTGAATTGAATACTCTGAGACAGTCCGTGAAGCGACATGAAGATATTTGTGGTCAAAATGTCTTACAAATAAATAAAGAGTTTGAATCAATCAAGAAGGAATTAAAACGCTCTAAAAAATCTTTCTTCAAACGGTAAAAGAAAGATCCGGGTGGGTGGTAGGCATAATAATTTAGAAAGGAGGAGGTGCCTTGGGATGGCTAAATTTATTCAAGCGAGAAGTTCCTGAACCAAGTTTTGAATTTGATGAGCTGGAGCGGATCTTTGGGAATCTGCAACTAAAGAGCCTGTCGATTGACAAGGCTGCTGAATTTGTGGCCCGCATCTTTGCGAGATCTGAGTTTAAATTCATCGATAATGGGAAAAAGAAGGCTACTGATTGGGATTATCTGTTAAATGTAAGGCCCAATAAAAATGAATCAGCTTCTGAGTTTTGGCAAAAGGCGGTTTATCGCTTGTTGACCAAGAATGAAGTACTAATTTTCTTGACGAATGACGATCAGTTATTGATTGCTGACTCGTACATTCGACAGAAATATGCTGTATTCGATGACACATTCACATCTGTGAGTTGTCAAAACTATACTTTCCAGAAACCATTCAAGATGAATGAAGTCATTTTCTTGCAATACAACAATAATCGTCTTCAAGAATATTTCACACAACTTTTTAACGATTATGAAAAACTACACACTCGACTAGTCGAAGCACTTGCACGAAATAATCAAATCCGTGGAGTACTCAGCACTAGAACGAATGCAAGTTTTGACGAATCAAAACGTGAAAAGATGCAACGATATGCAGACGGTCTCTTTAAATCATTTACGACAAAGACAGTAGCAATTGTCCCGGCTCAAGAGGGAATGGAATACTCTGAGCTAACCAATACTACAGGTACATCGAATTTGTCTGTAGATGAGCTGAAAAAACTCCGTAGGCAATTTGATGATGAGGTGGCCGACATCTTAGGGATTCCTACTGCTCTGATGCATGGGGACATGGCTAATCTGGAAAATAGTCAGAAGATGTTTAACAGCTATTGCTACCAGTCGCTTGTGAAGAAAATGAGCGATGGTCTGAACTTTGCTTTGCTCAGCAAAAGCGAATACAAAGACAATAAGCGCCTTGTCATTGTTGGTGAAGGGCAAAGAGATAAATTCTCGCTTGCTCAAAGTATTGACAAGCTAATTTCTTCAGGATCCATGCTTATCAATGAAGTCCGTGAGGAACTTGGTCTTGAAGCTGTACCGTGGGGCGACAAGCCTCTGATCACTAAGAACTATCAACTTGGTGAGGATGTAGAGAAGGGAGGTGAGAAAAAAGATGAAAGTGATTCCGATTAAAGGAACGATCGTGTCAAACAATGATGCTTGGCTTTATGATTGGCTTGATTGGGAATGTACCGCTCCTAAAAATGTAGTACTTCCGGAAACTGGTGAGGACATTGAAGTCCATATCAATTCGGGGGGAGGAGATGTCTATGCAGGTAGCGAAATCTATACTGCATTACGGTCCTACTCAGGGAAAGTAGTTATTAAAATCGTGGGAATTGCTGCAAGTGCAGCAAGCGTCATTGCAATGGCTGGTGATGTCGTAGAAATTAGCCCTACTGCTCAAATCATGATCCACAATGTGTCATCACGAGTTGACGGAGACCACAACACTCTACTTCACGAAGCTGGAGTGCTTGAAGGTTTTAATAAGTCAATCGCAAATGCTTATGTCGATAAAACCGGAAAAGCATTAGATGATTTATTGGATCTTATGGACAAGACTACCTGGTTCGATGCTGAATCAGCAGTAGATCAAGGATTTGCCGATAGAATCATGTTTGCTGGAGAAATTGCTCCTACATTTGCTGCAAGCGAAACTCCAATGATTCCACATGACTTTATCAACAAAATGAAGTCAGCAATGACTCCAGACGTTGATAAAATTGCCGAATTGGTAGCTAATAAGCTGGAAGCTCGACAGATTGCAAAAGAGGCTTTTGAAAATAGTGAATTCGTGCAGAAAAAATTCAATATTCCAGAAAGTCTAGAAAATAACACAAACAAGGCTGTACCGAAAGGGTTCGGTCTTTTTGCATTTTAGAAAGGGAAAATACTAATGACAATGAAATTATCAAACAAATTCAACGAAATTCGTCAGAACTTTTTGAACGCTGTAACAAATGGCGCACCTCAAGAAGAACAAGCGAAACTCTACAACGAAATGATCGAGTCGATGACAAATGAAATGATGGAACAAGCTCGTCATGCTGCTCATGAGGAAGTTTCAGCGATGAATCCTTATGATGCTAAAATGACTGCTGAAGCTCGTGAATTCTTCAACGACATCGACAAAACTGCCCCTGTGGGAGTAGAAAAACTCTTCCCACAAGAAACTATTGACCGTATCTTTGATGATATGGTGAAATCTCGCCCGCTCTTGCAACATATTGGATTACGCAATGCTGGCATCCGCCTTAAATTCCTCAAATCTACTCAAACTGGACAAGCCGTTTGGGGCAAGATCAACGGTGAAATTCAAGGTCAATTGAAACAAGCCTTCAACGAAGAAGAAGCAATTCAAAACAAGCTGACTGCATTTGTAGTTATTCCGAAAGATTCTGAAAAATTTGGCCCTGCTTGGTTGCAATCATTTGTTTCTGCTCAAATCACAGAAGCATTTGCTGCTGCTTTGGAAGCTGCTTTCTTGAATGGTGACGGAGACGGCAAGCCTATCGGTCTTTCTCGTACCCTCACTGGAACTGCGGCTGGCAATAAAACAACTTTTACAGAAAAAGAGGCCCAAACTGCGAACCTTACATTTGCTGACTCTGCAACTGTTGTCAAAGAGTTGACTGCTGTGTACAAACATCACTCTGTTAAGTCTGACGGAAATCCAGTGGCAGTTGAAGGAAATGTCGTGATGGTAGTCAACCCAGCTGATGCATGGGATGTCAAAAAACAATACACTTCCTTGAACGCTCAAGGAACGTATGTGACTGCAATGCCGTACAACTTGATCTTAGTTGAGTCAGTTGCTCAAACTGCTGGTAAAGTGACTACATTCGTCAAAGGTCGCTATGATGCATTTGTAGGTGGTGGAATCGAGTTTGGTCGCTTTACTGAGACTTATGCTCTCGAAGACTTGAACCTCTACACTGCTAAGCAATTCGCTTATGGTAAGGCTCACGATGAAAAGACTGCTGCTGTCTGGGTATTGAAAATTAAATAATAGGTGGTGACACCAAATGGAAGAAACAAAACAATTTCATCCGCTTCTAGGGACATTCAAGGAGCGGATGAAAATCTTTCATGATGCCGAAGACGGGAATCTTTCAAGGATGTTAGTTTCATCCGAAAAAGCAATTCTTGACTTAACAGGAGCATTTGATTTGTCAGATTCTCGCACTGAAGAGCTTGTTTTGGAACGTGCAAGATATTTGTACAATGATCAGGTCGAGTTTTTCTTTGCAAATTTTCAAGGAGAACTCCTTGAATTATCACTTCAAAACCACCCAATAGGAGGAAAAGAGTGCTAGAAACAATCCAAGATTTCTTCGACTTAAAAGAAAATGTCGTTCGACACGTTGGAGACATTTTTGAAGTTGATGAGGATCGAAAAAACGAATTGATGAAGAAATTACCTGATTTTGTTAAAGAATATGATTTAGTAGCTTCGAAAATTCCAAACGAAGATGTAGCTGTGGAAGATGAATAAGCCGGAGTTTAAATACAAGAAACCAGAAACCAATACAAGTGAATTAAGAACTCCAATAGAGTTTTATAACTCAAAAGTACTTGAAGGATTAGATGGCCGGGATGTAAGCTTTGAGAAAGTATTTTATACATTCGCAAAAATCTACTCACCTAGCTTAAAGGATATCGAAATTTCAACAGGAAAATCAATGACTGCAAAGATGACCTTAAAAATTAGAGATCCTTTAACAAGCTATCAACCTGACAATAAACATTTCGTACAAGTGAATGATCACCGATTAGAAAATAAAAAATGGCAGATCATTGACGTTCGCCCAGATTATGACAATCGTGATTATTTAATTGTTGTCATTGGTGGATCAAATGACTAGTGGTGCTACATTAAGAGGCTTCGATGAAGTCATCCGTAATTTAGAAGCAAAGCTCGGTGATGCGAAAGTGAGAAGATCTGCAAATAGGGCCTTGAAAGGCGCAGCAACCGAAACACTCGAGGACTTTCAAGTCGCTCTAGAAGTTTTTAGAAAGACCGGAGAAACAATTGAAAGCGCAACAGTCGGAAATGTAACGGGTGCTTTTGAAGGAGTGCCAATGGTTAAGCTCGGTTTTGGTGCTGGCTCACGTTGGCGATTGGAACATTTGAACGAATTTGGATATGCCAAAAAGGCTCATCCAAGAGGATTCGGTGTTATCCGAAGATTTTCAGAAGCCAACAAAGAAAAATTTAAATATCGGTTAGCAACTAAATTGAAAGGAGAAGGGCTTGGATGATTAAAGACAAGATGTCAGAAATATATGATGCTCTGATGAGCGATGAGGAACTTTCTAAAATCTCTATCAAATCATTTGAGCGTCCTGAAACCTTACCAACAAATCAGACGAGTATTGTTATTATCCCACTAGGGCCACCTATCCAAAGTGACCAGGGAAGCAATACAAGTTTTTCAAAAACATTTCTTTATCAAATCAACATTGAATCGATTAACCGAATTGAATGCAAGAAACTGCAAGGGTTAGTCGAAAAAGTTATGGAATCGCAAGGATTCTATCAAATTGCTGGGGGTCTAGATGAATGGATCCCTGAAATCAAACGCTATGCAGATGCTAGGACCTATAAAGGAAAGAGCAGACTGTATGACGATTATTAGAAAGGAAATTAATATGACACAACAAAAACAAGGTACAGCGACAGTCGGTTTTAAAAGCTTGACAGTTCGCATTTTGGATGGGAACCAGACTATAACTGAGGGAGAAAACCTCTTTATCATCCAAGGTAAAAAAGGGGAAGGTGCCACTCAAACAGCTAAGATCACTGGTCTTGCCGTTGACCCTACAAAAACATTTGGAAGCAACATCGCTTACCATGTAAACAATCGTGGGGTCGGAGATGTCAAAGTAGATCTTGGTCTCTTGGATATCCCCGTAGCACTTTACGTTAAAGCTCTCGGCTACGAAAACGATGATGACATCCTTGACTTTGGAGCTGACACAGTTTCAAAAGATGTTGCGATCTTGCTCGAATCAAACACTGCAGATGGTGGTGGAGCTTACTACGGATTCTACAAAGGGAATCTTTCAATGGATGCGATTGATCTTAATACGATCAAAGATAAAGCTGATGAGCTTGCTACAACAGATGTATCATTTGCTGCAGGCGCAAGCACTGACGAGCAAACTAAGAACAAGTACGGTACAATGTACTTTGGTAGCGATGAAGCAAAAATCAAGAAATTGAAAGCAAAACTTGGTATGGCAGCAGCGGGATAATAATTGGGGCATTTAGCCCCTTTATTTATCTTTATATCGTTGTAAACCTTTGCAATTATTGATATAATAAGTTGTGGAGGTTTTGCTATGAAAAATAAGAAAAATACAGTTTTGTTGACATTAACAATTATGATCACTTTGGTTTCAATCATTCTAGCTTTCCTGCTCGTAAATTCTAACAGCCAATTATCCAAGGTACAAAAGGAATTAGCGAGTGTAAAAGAAGATAAAGACATGGCCACCAAAATGAAAGACAAACTTTCTACATTTGTGTCAAACGCAGACCATGATTTATTTTTGGAAGCGACTAATTTTGTGTATGATCTAAATCATCCGGTTAATTATAAATTTGGTAACGAAGCACTTTTTGACAAAACTCAAATTGCTGTCAGCGAACCGAAAAAACAAACTTCCGGAATGCTTGCGATGAACCATGACTCTAAAAGTTTCATTCCAGTAACGGCAACACTGACTATAAAAAATAACGACTCATCGAATATTGAATTCAATCCAGGTAAATTCCTTGCGAGCGATGACAAAGGCAATTATCTTGCTTACGATTCCGTTATGTCTAACGATGATACCGTTTCTGTTCAATCGGATAAAAGTGTCGTCATACAAGCCGGAAAAGAGGCAACCATAGCTATATTTTATGCGATGGATAATGACCATTCGGATAATGATGTCAATAAAATTGAATTCGGAGGCAGTACTTGGACTAAATAGAAAAGGCACCAATAAAGGTGCTTTTTATTTTTGAGAGGAAATGAAAATGGCAAAAATTACATTTATTATGAAAAACAAAGATGGTGAAGATGTAGTTCACTCAAGTAAGGAGATTACTACTCGTGACTACCGTGACTATCTTGTGTTAAATGACTCACTCACATCTGACAAGACAGAAGTTGAAAAATTAGATCAACAATTAGGCTTCATTGCATCACTATTTGAAGATGTGACTGTAGAGCAACTATTGGAGTACACTGATTTTGCTAAAATCATTGATGTATTTACAGAAATCTACGCTCATCTCGTGGGTGATGTGGACCCAAAGGGGAAAAAATAGATCCAAAGAACGCATTAAAACGTTTCTACAAATTTGTCAAGGAAGTCTCCGATGGACCATATAATATGAATGTCCACGATGTGATGGAATTAAGCTGGGAAGATCTGATAGGGATTATCGATCTTGATAAAGATCAAACCGAGAATGCATCTTTAGATCTGGCTGACATTTTTGGAGAAATGGAAGTATAAAGCCCCCTTGGGCTTTTTTTGTTTGTAAAAGGAGGAAAAATGGCAGGTGGAACGCCACTAGGACAAATGTATATAGAACTAGGGCTGGACGTGTCAAAGTTCAATCCTAGCTTAACAAGTGCAAAGAACGCTGTAAAGTATTTCCAAAATAATGTTAAGGCGCTCGATAGCACATTGAAAAACAATGGTAAGAGTACAGAACTCCTCAAAGCGAAATACAAGTCTTTAGGACAAGCCATTGAAGCACAGAAGAAAGTACTCGATCAAATGAAGCAGAACTTCGACAAGCTCGATCCCGGATCTGCTAAATTTGACAAAGCTGCTGCTGATATTGAGCGAGAAAATGCGAAATTGTCAGCAATGGAAGGGCAACTTTATAAAGTCGAGCAAGCCTTGAAAGCCGTAGGACGTGAAAATAGCTTTTCAGGTAAAATGGAAGCACTTGGGAAGAATTTGGTCAAAAGTGGAGATCATATTCAAACATTCGGTAAGAAAGTTTCTGATTTTGGTGGGACATTGACAAAAGGTGTCACTGCTCCATTGATTGCAAGTGCTGGATTTGCCTTGAAAGCTGCAATCGACTATGAAACGGCATTTGCAGGAGTGAAAAAGACTGTAGATGGAACTCCGCAACAGTTCGATAAGTTATCTGCCAGTATTCGTGAGATGGCAAAAGAAATGCCATCAAGTGCAGTTGAAATTGCAAATGTTGCAGAAGCAGCTGGACAATTGGGGGTACCAATCGGAGCAATCAAGGACTTTTCTAAAACCATGATCAATCTTGGTGTTTCTACAAACTTGAGTTCTGAAGAAGCAGCATCATCAATTGCTAAAATCGGTAATATCATGCAAGTTTCTGGGAAAGATCTTGGTACTTGGTCAGCACACTTTGGATCAGCAGTAGTAGATTTGGGTAACCATTTTGCAACAACAGAACGTGATATTGTTGAAATGACCAACCGTTTGGCCGCAGGAGGAAAGCTTGCTGGACTTACAACTCCCGAAATTTTAGGGCTTGCCACTGCAATGAGCAGCGTAGGTATAGAAGCCGAAGCAGGTGGAACTGCGATGAACCAGACACTTACTGGTATCGGGAAAGCTGTTGCTGGAGTTGGCAAAGGAGCAAAAGAAAAACTTCAACTTATTGCAAGCACAGCAGGAATGACAGCAGAACAATTTTCTACTGCATGGAAGCAAAAACCAGCTGAAGCTTTGCAATCATTTATTAAAGGTCTCCAGAGAGCTCATGAAGAAGGCAAAAACATGGATGGTATCCTTGCTGAACTCGACATGTCTGGAATTCGTCAAGGGAACATGCTCAAATCGCTAGCTTCTGCATCTGACAAGATGGGAGAAGCTGTCCGTAGGTCAAATAGTGCGTGGAAAGAAAATACAGCTCTTACTACCGAAGCTCAAAAACGCTATGAAACGACAGAATCTCAATTAAAAATTTTTAAAAACCAGATCACTGATTTGGCAATTGAATTTGGTGGACCACTTTTGAAAGCTATGAATTCTGGCTTGCAAGCTGCAAAACCTTGGATCCAAAAATTGGCGGACATGGCCAAGGCATTTAGTGAAATGAGTGAGACCCAACAACAGAATATTATCAAATGGGGTCTACTTGCAGCAGGAGCTGGTCCAGCCTTATCAATTCTTGGTAAAGGTATCGGGGTGATCGGTGGCATTACTAAAGGCATCGGCTTCCTTACTCAAGGTATTGGGAAAGTTGGTGGAGGGCTATCTGTTTTAGGCAAGACCTTCGAATTGTTTAAACAAGGAAACAGTCTTTCTTCTGCATTTAAAACAGCAACAACTGGTATCACTGCGACAAGCACGGCTGCAGAAGGTGCAGTAGCTTCCACCGGCTTATTGGCAAAAGGAATCGCACTACTTGGAAACCCCGTAACTTGGGGAGTGCTGGCAGGTGGAGTCGCTGTTGGTTTGATTGCTGCAGTAGCCAAAGAAATGGCAGATGCAGACGAGAGAACAAGGACTTGGGGAACTTCGGTAAATAAGGTCCAGGCTGAAGAACTATCAAAATTAAAATCTAAAATCGATGATGCCCACCAGGCAATGATTGGTTTCGGAAATGGTGGATCTCAAGCTGTTGAAAATGTCCGTAAAAGTGTACAAGGACTTTCAAGCGATCTCCAAAAAGCAATTGACAAAGATCTCCAACGAACTCAAAAAAATCTTGAGAAAATTGGAGCTTCTGAAGAAGTCCAAAAACGTGCTGTAGCACAAGCAGAACAGCAGAAGAAAAACGTACAGACAATGACTGACGAGATCATCCAAATCTATAAAGATGCGTCTGACAAAAAACGTAAGATCACTCGTGAAGAACAAGCACTCATCTACGATTATGAGAACCAATTTATCAACAAACAACTGGAAATGCAGAAATTTTCTGCAGATGAGCGCACAGCGATTATTAAAGCGATGAATGGCCAGATCAACGACTTGAATGAGACCCAGTTGAGAAAAGGTTCTGGAGTAGTTGCTAAATGGTTGAAAGATGAGATCAAACTTTACGAAGACCAAACAAAAGCTTTAAAAGAAGAGTACGACAAAAAAACTATCAATAAAGCCGAATATAACCAAAAAATGGAAGAGTTAAGCGCTCAACATAAGTCCAAAATGGAAGCATTCGGCCGTGAATATGCTGCTCTTCAAAAGAAACTGAGCGAAAAAGTACCGCTTAATTTTGGCGATGATCGCCAACGTGAGCTGTATTTTAGCCAGTTACGAAAAAGCTGGGCAGAACTTGGACTTGATTACGACAAGATGATGGCTAAGGCAGATCAGTTTGCCGACGTCATTGGACGCTCTTCCGGCATGGTTGCAAAAGATACTGTAAATATGTCTAAAGAAACGAAAGAGGCCAACCTAATATGGAAAAGCCTCATCTGGGATCCGATGACAGCGTCAGTAAAAACTAATGCACAAGAAGAAGTCACAAAAGCATTGCAGGCTGAGAACGGCTGGGAGAATATGCAATTCATCCTCAAACATGCCAATCTCGAAACGAATGCTAAAATGACAATTGGTGAGGCCTTGGTTGAGGTTGGTAAGTGGGACAGCTTAACCCCGGCAGAAAAAGAGTTGGTAGTCGGGAACAATCAAGGTATGCAAGCCATTCTTGATAATAAAACATTGTTAGAACAATACAATGCTATGCCAGCGGAAGTCAAAGAACTCTTAATGAAGAATACTGACTTCCTATCATCGGGTGAACGTGCTACTGCGATCATTGAGCGTTGGAATACACTCACACCAGAGCAGAAAGAACTGATCTTAAAGGACGCTGCAAGTGATAAGGCTGAACGTGTCAGACTAGCAGTTGACTCACTAACGGGTATGGCTCACGTAGTCAATTTGGATGCAGAAGACAAGACCAAGAGCGCTATTGCTAGTGCTATGTCTAGCATCTTAACACTACCGACAGATCACAAGACTGACCTGATCGCAACTCCAGACGGAGTAACGCTTGGAACCAACCAAGCTATGGGTGCTTTAGGTTTGTACAACGGCTTTGCTGTTCCAACAAAACAAATTACCGCTGATCCAAGCAATGCGAACAATGCTGCACAGCAAGCGATTAATAAGCAACAAGAATGGAACAGCACACCATCTCCTGTCAAGCCACAGCTGGGTGATCCAACTGGTGCGATCAATGCTGCAAGACAAGCGATTGATAATCAAAACGCTTGGAACGCTACACCAAGCCCAACTAAGCCCATAACAGGCGATAGCACTAGTGCGGTTAATGCTGCGAACAGTGCTACCAATGCTATCAACGGTATTCCAACAAGTCACCACACGACTATCACAGCTACAGAAGTAGTAAATAAAGTGGTCAACTCATTTTCCCGTGTTTTCGGACCAAGGCACGAAAAAGGTACGAACTTCCACGAAGGTGGACTCGCAATGGTCAATGACCAGCGAAATGCAGTCTATAAAGAAATGGTAACATTACCAGACGGAAGCTCATTTATACCAGATGGACGGGATGTCGTACTTAACTTACCTCGTGGATCAAAAGTATTACGAGCTGATAGAACTAAACGATTGATGAAAAATCTAGGTTTCCCAAGATATGCGGCAGGGGTCGGAATCCCAGAAGATGCTAAATTCTTGCGAGAAATTAAAAATGCCAGCAAGCAATTTTCGTTTAAAGATAATTCTATCGGAAATAGCTACAGCGGTGAAAATATCGTTGCTGAGATCGCAATTCTGAGAGCAAGTTTAGAAAAGATCCTTACTGCTATCCTTGAAAAACCGTCAGAAACGTACCTGGATGGTGACATTTTGGCGCAAAACAGCTATCAAAGATATTCTAAAATCATGGCGAGGGAGGGAATCTAATGTTTAACATGATTATAAATGGATTTGACACTGGATCAATCCCAAACTGCTATGTGACAGATTTTGGAGAAGACCAGACGGCAACACCAAGGGTCGAATCAAATACGATTTATGGAGCCAATGGAGATTATAATCTCTACGATGGAGCTTATGATGGGTATGATAAGACAGTAAGCTTATACGTTGTCAAAACAAGTGAAATCGAAATGATTGTAAATCAATTCAAGCCGGAAGAAAATAAAATAGAGTTTAGTCATCGGCCAGGCTCTATTTTTTATGCTGATTTCCAAAGCGCATCATTTAAACAAAACGGCTTGCATGCTTGGACTTTAGAAATCAAGTTAAAGATGCATCCATTCCGTTACTTAAATAATGACGCTGCAGTCACATTGTCAGGCAACGGTACAGTAAACAACCCAGGAACTGTATATTCTGAACCAGTTATCACAATTGAAGGAAATGGAGATGTCTCTCTGACCATCGGGAAACAAACCATGCAACTCATGATTGATACAAAAGCAACAATTGATTGTCGCCATAAAAAACAGAATGTCTATGACAAAAATGGAAATCTAAAAAATACATTGAGAAAAAGAGGTGGTTTCTTCGAAATCGCTCCAGGCACTTCTGGTATTGCAGTTTCAGGAACTGTTTCAAAAATCACAATAAAAGGGAATTGGAGGTATAAAGTATGATCTATCTGCAAGAGGGAAACTTCCCTCTTAATGAAGCTTTTAGCTCTGAAATTATCCAGGAAGCTAACAGCACATATCAACTTACCTTTAAATTCCCCACATCAGATCCAAAATGGGCATTGTTAACTCCAGAAACAGAATTAGTTGCTGATGATTTGCACGGAGAGCAGTACTTTACTATCTTCGAAGTCGAAAAGCAACACGGATATGTCACTGTATATGCCAATCAAGTAGCTACATTGTTAAATGGTTACTCTATTAATAAGATCAATGTCGATCGAGTGAATGGATCAACCGTGATGAATGCGCTTGTTGCTGGGTTCAAACGAGAGACACCATTCACTTTTTTTTCTGACGTAATGTCAAAACATACCCTTAATCTTAAAGATATCTCAGCGATGGAAGCCTTGGCCAAAGATAAGCACTCCATCGTTGGTCAGTGGGGTGGAGACCTTGTCCGGGATAAGTACAGTGTGCGATTATTAGAGCATGGTGGGATTGAGAACGAATCATTGTTTGCCTACAAGAAAAACATGAAGTCGTTCCAGGAATCGAAGTCTACCAAAGAGTTGAGAACACGGATCCATTTTAAAAAGGTTATCGAAGCACATGAAGAAGGAAAGAAAGATCAAATCCTAACCGTAACCATTGATAGCCCACTGATCAATAAATACAAGCATATCTACGAAGCAGATATGGAGGTACAAGATCAGGATGTTGTGGATCAAAAAACACTTGAGGAATACGGCAAGCGCTATTTCCGTGAAACTCTGTGTGACATGATCGAAGAAAGCCTTGAGATTGATGTGGTAGGCCAAGCAGATCAACCAGTACACATATTTGATATCGTGAGCCTCTTCCACGAGGTATACGATGTCGATTTGCGAAAAAAGATCACGAAATACAAGTTTAATCCAATGAGTATCAAACTTGTCAGCATTGGATTTGGTGAAGTAACAAGAACTTTAGCAGACTCTATCTCAGGCATGGTCAACGACTCCGTTGACAAGAAAATGAAGTCTTATGATGCTGAATATGAAGCGAAAGTGCAGAAGCTTGTAGATAATGCAAATGCTGAGTATGACAAGCAAGCAAAAGAACTAGAACATAAAATTACAGACGGGATTGAGCAAGCCAAGGCGCAAGCTGAAGTGGTTAAACAGGAAATTTCGGCTCAAGTAACTGACAAAATCTATGCAGCAAACCAAGCAAATAAAAATGAAATTGTAGAAGAGTTCAAAGCTCAATACAATGGCATTGAAGTGAAGATGCAAGGATTGAAAGCTACTACTGATCAATTAAAGACCAGTGATGTAGACATCCAGAAGTTGATCAATGATTTTAAGGCTCAAACGCAAAGCCAATTTTCTGGTATGCAAGGCGCACAATCACGGTTTGAACAGACCACAGAAAAAGCCATTTCTGATCTAACTAATGTCACAAATGGCAAAGCAGATCGCTCTTATGTCGAGCAGACAGTAGCTGGTGTTAAAGAAGAGTTCACTACAATCGGAGTCGGTGGTGGCCCGAATATGCTCCGAAACTCACGGGCAGACGACGGTCTTAATTATTGGACCGAAGCTAATGGACGTTTGAAATTCATATCGCATCATTTTTACCTAAACGGACAAAAACGAATGTTTTATCTCTCAAGCGGAGCCGTCGTTAAAAGTTCGCGCTTTATTTTTAAGAAAAACGCTGACTATGTATTTAATCTTCTAGCTTTTGACGCAAACACGGCTCGTTTTAAGATTACATTTTGTAAGCGCAAAAAAGACTCGACAAACGACTATGACGAAGTCCAGACGATTTTTGATAAAACTGGCTCTCCCACCTTTAGCTCGCACAAAACTTTAAAACGTACTTTTAAGTTTAATACTGGCGATTTTGATAATGGGTATTTGTCGTTTGAATATACGGGCAATCCTAACGGCTGGTCTGGAATTTTTATGACAGAACTTGATTTTTATGAGGGGGAAAACGACCGTAAATGGCAACCAGCACCAGAAGATCAAAATTATCTAGTGGAGCAAGCACAAGCAAATTTTGAAAAGACAGTTCAAGGCCTATCTACTCAATTAACGAAATTAGAGACAAAAACTGGCCCAAATGGTGAACTTGAACAGCGCATGCTGTCCTACTCTGAAAAAGCTGCTGTAGATGTTGTGAAAGCGACAAGGCAGATTTTAGAACAAGGTTATGTTGCTAAATCTCAATATACTGAAGATGTAGCTGGAATCACAAGAAGACTCGAAGATTTAAAGCAAAATAATAACCAAGTTATATCTTCCAAAATCGCTGAGTACAAGCAGACAGTAGATGGACAATTTACGACAATCACCAATCAAATGGGTGACATGTTGAGAAAAACGGATATCCAGATCACATCAGGTCAGATATTATTCGGTACAGGTAAGACTATCAACGGGCGAACCATCAGTTCCTTGCTAGTACAAGAGCCAGAATCCATTGCTTTGATCGCTCAACTGATCAAGGTTAAAGGTGACATGGTAGTTGATGGCTCAATCGCAAGCCGTCATCTAGCTTCTCAGAGCGTTCGAACAGGCCACATGGAGTCTGGATCAGTAACCACTCAGATTCTTGCTAGTAATGCAGTGACAGCAGATAAGCTACTAGTGGATTCTGCCATGATTAACAAGCTGGTCTCGAATCAAGCATTCATCAGAGATCTGACTTCACAGAAGGCTTTTATCACTCAACTTACCTCGATTGATTTCTCTGCTGAACGTATCAGTGGCGGTAGGATTTTATCTAATAAGGGAGCGATGAAAATTGATCTAGATAACTCGGAAATTGATTTTAACGAAAACGCTCGAATTGAATTTAAGTCTGGTAAAAATGTACTCTTTAGACAACGCACACATCCTCAGAAGAAGCACAACACTATCGGAGCGTTGATGTTTAAAGATTCCGTACATGGCGGTGTTGCGACCACCTTAGGAAATACATCTCATAAATGGATCAGCGAAATGACTGACAACCCGTCAGATGCTGGGGCGGATGGATCTTTCGCCGGTATCAGAATATTTCGTGATAGTCGTGAAACTCCTTACGACAGGGTGGAATTAGTCGGAGACCGAATCCAATTTAGACACTCTGTGCGTCAAAATGGCGGTCTACAATTTCAAACTACCGGATTTACGGTTCCCTCACATGGTGAAAGTGGACATGCTGGAGCGTGGAATTTAGGAGTCCTCCTTGAGCATTTCAGACAAAATTTTGAAATTATTAGGAAGAAAAACCCTTCTTGGGGTCTCAATATCTATAGTTTCCCATTCTACAATATCAATTCTGATCAAACAATTCCATTTGACCACTATATATAATAAGAGGTAGAAAAATGAACGAAAACACCTATGTAGCAATCATCACTGATTTAGCCAACCAATTGGCGAATAAGACGATCAATGAAGTCGAATTTAAGGTTCGGCTCACTGAGTCACAACAACTTGTAGCACAACTTGCTCAAGAAGTTGAAAGCTATCGCTCAGTCCTAGAGTCTGACAAAGACTTGAAGGACCTATTCGAAGAAATTAAAAACAAAAACGAGGTAACTAAATAATGGATTACAAAGTACAATTTAAATCATACGATGCAGTAGCAAACACTACTAAGGTAGCAATCAAGCAAGACTTCCCATACCGTGTATTTGAGGAAATTTTGCCAACAAATCGCACGGCTGAAGATGATGCGACACTTGTTGAAGCAGTTTTAAACATCGTACGCATGGAATTGGATACATCTGGCGCAGTCGTGGCAATTAAGAAAGAGCTATACAAATCTGTCGAAGCCAACAAGGACGCTATTGCTAAAATCCAAGCTCTTACTAAGGATAACGAAGAAAAAGCCAACCAAATTCAGAAGATCAAGGATGTTGCCGATTGGAACCTTTTGGCCCGTGTAACAGATATTGACAATCCAATGGATCCTACAATCTTTAAGCGTGGGCTTGAGCTGGTCGATCTTGGACAAGTTGGAAAGACTTACCAACCACAAGAGATCTTTACGATCGAAGATCCAAACCACACAGAAGTATTTGGTGAAGGCAAGCGTGTTATGGTCCAAGTGACCGAACCATTTACTTATCAAGGCGAAACCTTGGATCAATTAAACAGCCTTTACCAAAATGGTAAGATTGGCATCTGGAAATGGACTAAACCAAAAGAAGAGAAGGAAGAGAAGTCAGGACAACCTTCTGTTGACCTTGAAACTCAACCTGTGGCCACAGCTACACCACAACCTGTACTTTAATAAGAAAGGGGCGTGATCTATGATCCACTTTACACCAGAAGATATCTCGATGATGGTCGGATTTGTCGGGATCTTACTTGGAATTTACGGTAATTTTAAAGGAAGCGTCGTGGCGCAAGAAAAGCGCATGGTCGTGATTGAAAAAGACATTGAAAACATGCGTGACTTCCGTCTGACAGCAGTGAGACGACTCGACAACCACGATGAACAGAATAAGTCTCTATTGATCCTCGCAGAGCAGGTCAAAGCCTTGAGCGAGGATATGAAAGAGCTTAAAGCATTAATTCAAAATAAAAAATAATTAAGAGGTAATATTATGAATAAAATTAACTGGTCTGTACGTATCAAAAATAAAAACTTTTGGCTTGCCCTTGTACCAGCTTTGGCTTTGCTTTTCCAAGCATTTGCCGATATCTTTGGCATCAAATTGGAGTTTGGCCAAACAATTGATAAAGTTCTTGTATTTATCAATGTACTATTTGCCTTTCTTGTGCTTGTAGGGATTGTTAATGACCCTACAACATCAGGATTGAGTGATAGCACACGAGCGCTTGACTACGATGAGCCGAACGCTGATTAAGAGGATAACTCTTAAAGTGACAATCTTTTTACTAGCCACTGCCTTTTTTTGGGTGGTGGCTTTTGACTTTAGAAAGGAGCAATAAATGGCTACTTTAAATGATATTTTAGGATATGCAGAAGGTCTTGCAGATGCTGGAACGGGTGTATCTATGAGCCAGTGGGGTATGCAGTGTGCTGCACTACCTAATGCGATCTCTACCTACTTTTTTGGAAAAACTCTTTGGGGAAATGCGATTGATCTGCTTAATTCTGCCCGTGATTTAGGTTATGAGGTGGAATATAACCAAGAGGGAAATCTTGATAGTAAGCCACGAGCTGGTGCTGTATTCGTGATGGATACCACTTACATCTACGGTCATTCTTACGGCCACACAGGGTTAGTCATCGAAGACAGTGACGGATATACCATGCGGACAATCGAACAGAATATTGACGGCAACGCAGACGCTCTATACGTGGGTGGTCCAGCACGATATAACACCCGTGATTTTAGTGGTATTGTAGGCTGGTTTTACTTCCCGGTTGACGGACAACCAGCACAAGTAAATACTATTGAGCCGTCAGAGCCTCTTACAGTTGATTCTGGTGAATTTAATCCAGAGAGTGGCACATTTACAGTCGAAGTATCTGCGCTCAATGTACGGTCTTCTGCTGGGCTTGCTGGTGAGATTGTAGCGGTGTATACCGCTGGCCAAACTATCAACTATGACGGTTGGTTAGATAATGATGGTTATATTTGGATCACGTATATCGCAGGATCTGGCAATCGAAGATATGTCGCAGTCGGACAATCTAAAAACGGACGTAGAATTAATAGCTTTGGTTCATTCGCTTAAAAGGAGATGAATTATGAGTATTAATTCAACAAATCTAAAGCAATTTGAAGGTGGTGCAATCGTAAAGCAAGGCGACTCTGCCTCTCTTTTTGGTTATGAGTTGTTGGATGAAAATATGCATCCAATCAGTGATTTAAATGGCAAAAATGCTACAATCAGGATCTTTAATCAAAAAGGAAAGGCTACATTTGAGAGTACGGTAGAGAAATCAAAAGTTACTTTTAAAATCGGAAAATCCCTACCTATTGGATCTTATTTGGTAGAAGTCGTTTGTGATGGGTATATTTTCCCAAGTGACAGAAGCACTCGTCTTGAAGTTACGAAATCTGCAGAAGAATTTACAAGCAGTGAGCTGTTGGAACTGGTCAAAAATGATGTTAAAACAGAAATCGATAAGTATATCGCAGAACATCCAAACGGTCCACAAGCTGAAGAACTGCCAGACTTAACCGTACTATACAATCTAGCTAAAATTTAAAGGAGAGAAATATGACTTTAAACACAGAAAAATTAACACAATTCGCGCAAGCAGTCGGTGCTGATGTCAAAGAGATTAAAACCACACTTGCAAGCAAAGCAGACAAGAGCGAGGTCGGCCAAGGTGGAATCACCCAGCAACAACTTGATACCGCAATCCAAGGCGTGAAAACGGCAATTCTTGGCGAAGGCGTTCCAGAAGAGCTGGATACGCTCAAAGAAATCGCTGAAAAAATCCAAGCGGGCGGAAGCTCAGACGGTGCGATTGTGTCCAAAATGACTGAATTAGGCCAGAAATTTACCGACCTTGAGAACACTGACTTCGTACAAATCTATACAACAGCCAAGAATACCCTCTAAGGAGGTGCTGAATGGACAAATTAAAACAAGCAATCCAACAGATTGGGCGTGATATCAGTACGCTAGAAGGTCAGCAAACCTTGGTATTGCAGACTGCCAAGGCTTATGAGTTATTTCCAACTTATGCCATGCTACAAGCGCAAATGACGGCCAACATCAAAGAGAAACACGTAGACCTCGGTCTGGACGCTTTGATTGATACCAAACTTCAAAATGGTGGTGATCCGTTTGTCACAAGGTCCAAACTCCCAACGATCGACACAAGCCAACTCGCAAGCAAAAACGATCTCGAAGAATTAAAACGCTCAGTCGGTTCTGGGTCTGGTGGATCTGGTGAATTGAAAGGCCAAGGCTTTCCATACGAGCTAAACGCTGATATCGGTACGACCTACATCGACACAACCGCTAAAAACGGAGCATTCAAATGGATCAAGAAACGTGCGGGCGCTGGCCGTGATAACTGGGTTATCCTTGCCGGCGACACTGGAAAAGTGCGAGCAAGAAATATAAATTCTACTCTCGGTGCATCATATATGGAATTTCGACGTATTAACTCTACTGTGGAAATTAATTTTGGCGGTCTATCGTGGGGCTGGTTTGGGATCAAACGTAGAGGATCGGCTGGATATGTCCCACAGGGGTCAGACCGTGAGCGGAATGTGGTTATTATAAACGTTAATGGTATTCCAGTTGGTTTTCGTCCGATAGGATCTAAAATTGGTATGATTACCAATGACAAGGGCCAACGGTTGGGCACTTGGTATTTAGGCGGGCCGGGTGACGGAAACCAATTCCGTTTGCAATTTGACGATCCCGTTCCCACAGATCGGGACATCGGAGATATTCGCTTTTCAAGCGTGGTATATGTCACGGAAGATCCGTGGCCAGAGGCTCTATAATCTATAATGTATAAGACACACACCCTCCCAATTCGGGAGGTTTTTTTATTTTCTGTTTTAATAGACATTTTAAAAATTGTCCGTTGTAACCTCAATCGAATGACTATGTTTTTTTGATTCTGTGCTATAAGCAATGGGTCTTTACATCAAAAAAAGTGATGATTAAATAACCATCACTTTTTGTTTTTTAACTGATTGGCGTATTCTGCCATTTTAATTGCGTGTTTCAAACGCATATTCATAATATCAGAAATACCATTCTTATATTTGTCTACAGCTTGGGTGGATAATCCACAATTTTTACTAATAGAATAGGCTGTGGCATTTTCTAGCAGCCATTTAATAGCATTGATATCGACTAACATATTTACCTCACAAAAAACCAAATGATCACTACGATCAACAGAAGCCCTAAAATAAACTCAAGTTTTTCTCTAGCTGTGTTTTTTTTAACATTAAATTTTACTTTCATCACGATACCTGTTATAATTAAAGCAAGCCCCACCAAGGGGCGGATAGTGATTGCTCACTATCCGAATTCGATGTGCCACTCAATGCTTATGATGAACAAGTTGATTTTGACTACTAGCTTATTCGTCTTAGCTTTGATTGGCTTTTTTCTTCGCCTTAACATTTATTTTTCCTTTCTTTAGTTTCCTTGTCTAAGGTTTCCTCCTTAACCTTATGTATATATTATACAACTAAAGTTGTATCAAGTCAAGAGATTTTACTAACTTTTTTAAAAAAAATAAAAGATTTTTTCCTATTAAATAGCTTCATTCTATATCTCTTTTATAATTAAGCTTGAACTTTCTTGGAACCTATGCTAAACTAGTAATACAAATGATGAGCCGTGAAAGTTTTAGAAGTCAGTACCTAAAACAGACCCTAAAACCTAAAAACAGCTATATAATTGAGTTTTAGAAACTCCCACCGGCTCCATATATAATTTTGGAAGATTACTCAAGAGGCTTAAGAGGCCGTGTTGGAAACGCGGTAGGCGTG